TTTATTAAAAATTACAGCAGGAACAGAACCAACTTCACCAGACGAAAGTGGTGTAGCACTTAAAGATTTACAAACAGTTGTAGTAACACAAAATAATATGATTAAAGAAAGAGCTGAAGCTAGAAGCCAAGCCGCTACTACAAAAACTGCTGGAGCTAGTGCTAACAATTTATTATTCTAGGAGGTATAGACAGTGGCGTTAGATTTAACAAAGATCGAACCTCACAAAGTTAAAGCTGGGGTTCAAGGAAAAATGTTTTTCTTTTATGGGGGAGCAAAGACTGGTAAAACATCAGTTGCATCACAGTTTAGCAAACCTTTATTACTTGCATTTGAAGCAGGTTATAATTTAATTGATGGCATCCACGCTGTTAATATTACTTCGTGGGTTGATATGAAAAACTATGCTAAACAATTAAAGAAAGACGAAGTTAGAGCGTTATATGATACAATCATTATTGATACGGTTGGATTAATGTGGGGCTTAGCTGAAAAGTTTGTTAAGACACAAAAAGATATTGAAGACTTAACTGACTTAGGATTCGGTAAAGGATATAGAGCAGTAAGAGATGAATTCCAAGATGTTATTAATTCATTAGGACAAATGGGTTATACATTGGTATTTATATCTCACGCAGAAAAGAAAGACTATGTAGATACAATGGGTATTTCTCACAGTGGTATTACACCAGCGTTAGACAAAAGACCAAAAGAAATTGTATCTGGCTTAGTAGACGTATACACATTCATTAATGCTGAACCAGACGGCAATGGAGGAAACAAATCTGTTGCGTATCTTCGTGGAGGAACTTATGGTAATACCGAAGTTGAAGCAGGTTCTCGTTATGGAGAAGGATTACCAGTAAAAATAGACTGGTCTTACGAAGAATTAGTTAAAGCAGTTCAAAGTGCTGATGAGGCTATGTTATCTTCTGGTATCAGTATTTCAGCTGATAATAAAACTATATTAGAAATGGCTAAAGAAGAAGAAACAGCCACAACTAAAAGAAGTTTTGCAGAAGTATATAAAGAAACAACTGCAACTATTAATACTATTAAAGAAAGGATTGCTAACGGAGAAACAGAGTTAATTGAAAAATTAACCAATATCATAGAAGGTTACCTTGGAGCTGGTAAAAAGATTACCGAAGCTACACCAGCTCAACAAGAATTAGTTGAAGCCGCTTTAGCAGAAATTAAGGAATTATAAGGCGGAGTTTAAAGACTTCGTCTTTTTTGCCTATGACAACTAAAAAAGTAATATGTAAATACTGCGGGGCTTCGTTCAGTCGTGAGATTGAACCGTATGTAAAAGTAAGTAATCGTTATGCCCACAAAATGTGTCATGAAAAGCACATTGAGGATACCGCTCAATTTCGTAGGCTGACTGATTACATAAAAGAATTATATAGTCCTATGGAACCTGATTGGGCTATGATAGGAACGCAACTTAAAAAATACAAAGATGAGGGTATGACATATTATGGTATGTTATATACATTGGAATTCTTTTTTAAGGTAAAGGGTAATAAGGTTGATAAAGATTGTGGTGTGGGTATTATCCCATATCAGTATAAGAAAGCGAAGGCTTATTATACCAACATAAACAATACTTATACCCAAGCAGCAAAAATAACCGCAACAGAAAGTATTAACATAGGACAAAAACAGGAAGTTATTATTATTGAGAATAAGGCTCCTGACAAAAAATTAATAAACTTTGAATATTAAGAAAGGGGAATGTTATGTTATATAATGAAAGAGCAATAAAAAAGGTATTGACATGTTTATATCTTAATAATGATTTGATTATATCACCAGATTATCCTTTGAGATTAAATGACTTTGCCTTAAAAAAGTATCAAGCTATTTATTCGTCATTGTATAATCTATATTCTTTAGGTAATAGCAGTATAGATATCAGTGATATCATTGGTTATTTTCAACAACAATCGGCTTTATATGCTAAATTTGTTGAAGACGGTGGTATGGATGTTCTATATGAAATATGTAATGATGCTACCTCCCCCAATTTTGAATATAACTACAAGGCTGTTAAAAAATATGCTTTATTAACAGATTTACAAAATGGTGGTATTGATATTAGTGATCTATATGATGTCAGTCTACCTGTAGACAAACTCGAGGAGCAGCTTTCAAAATTCAATGCTATGGAAGTGGAAGATATATTTAAGCACTATAATATTAAACTAAACGACATACAAAATAAGTATGACACTTTTTTAGAAAAGACTTGTATCACAGCTGCTGATGGTATTGAAGAATTAATGAAACAATTACAAACCATTCCTGAAGTTGGACTTCCATTAGAGGGAGAAATATATAATACAGTAACTCGTGGAGCTAGACTTAAAAAGTTATATATAGACTCTGGTTCTTCTGGCTCTGGTAAATCAAGAAGAATGGCCGGTAATGCAACACATTTAGCTATCCCTATGTATTATAATACGGAAAGTGGAGAGTGGGTAAATACTGGTTGTAGTAATAAAGTATTATATATTACAACAGAGTTAGAGCATGCCGAAGTGCAAACATTAGTGTTGGCATATATGACAGGCATTAACGAAGAAAAGATATTAAACAACAAATGCTCTGACAATGAAAAACAAATACTAGAATTAGCAGTAGAATACTTAAAAGAAAACAATAACTTAATTATAGAATATTTGCCAGACCCAACTATAGTCGGGATTAAAACTATTATTAAGAAACACGTCTTACAAGACGATGTTAAATATGTATTCTATGATTACATTCACATAGGCTCTGGTTTAATTGCAAACAGAGATAAACAAATGCGTGATGATATTATCTTATTATTATTAACAAACACATTAAAAGAGCTGGCAAATGAATTAGATATTCATATATCAACCGCAACTCAGTTGAATGGAGAGTATGAAGAAAAAGAAGTTAAGAATGAAAACTTAATTCGTGGTTCCAAAGCGGTAGCAGATAAAGCCGACATAGGAGCTATAACATTAAGATGTAATATGGCAGAAGAAGAACTGGGTAGAGCCATAGCGCTCAAGTCAGGAACTATGCCACCAAACTTTATAACTGACATATATAAGAACCGTCGTGGTAAATGGACGGGTATTAGAATATGGCGTTATATTGATTTAGGGACATGCAGAACGATAGACTGCTTTGTTACTGATAGAAAGGGAAACCCTTTGGATTTTGATAACATACACATTCAAGTGAAACAAGCAAATCATAAGGGCGGTTTTGTTGTAAAAGAGAAAGAGAGTAAAGAAGTAGATTTTGATAATTTTGGCACTATGATATTAACTGAGGATTATATTGAGTCTGGAAAGTAATCTACTTAATAAGCTCAACACCTCTGACGTATTAAGACTTATGGAAAAATTGGGGGTGCCAGAATCTTCTGTAAGATATGGTAATGATTGTTTAATTTTTCCTACCATTTGTCATAATACGCTAGACAACAACCCTTCTCAAAAATTATATTATTATGAAAGCAGTAAGCGTTTTTACTGTTACACACATTGTAAAGCTATGAGTATATTTGATGTTATTATTAATACCTATAATACTCGTGGCTTTAAGATGGAATTTATGCGAGCTTATAATTTATTAGATGAAATAGTAAGCAAGCGATTAAAAACTGGGTTTGCAGTAATACAAACTCCAAAAGCAATGAACACCAATAAAATCGAAGAGAATTGGATGGAACAGCTACCGGTTTACAACAAGCATGTATTAGAATGTTTTACCCAACAGCCACGATTTTTAGATCCGTGGTTAAGTGAAGATATTGACTACAATGTTATGGTCGATTTCGGCGTTAGATTTGATATGGTTAGAAATAGAATAGTATTCCCAGTGATCGACCATATAGGCAGACTGGTTGGAATAAGAGTTCGTAATTTTAATCAATCTGACATAGATGCCGGGAGAAAATATATGCCCCTATGGCATAATGACGAATTATACAACTGTCCAAAAATGATGGTTGTGTATGGGTATTATCAAAACCGACAAGTTATAAAAAAATTAAAGGAAGTAATTGTATTTGAGGCAGAGAAGTCTGTATTAAAATATGGTTCATGTTTCACAATGAATAAGTCTGTTGCGGTTGGGGGTAGCGCTTTCAGTCAATATCACGGACTTATATTAAAAGAAGCAGGAGTAGAGACGATAGTATTGGCATTCGA